TCTGCTGTGTAACCAAAAACAATAACATCATTATCTTGTTGGAATTTTAACCTGACTTGTTTTTTTAAAAGAGAAGTACACGGAGAACCGTGAGGTGTCCTGAAGAATTGCTTCTTAAAAACGCTATGACAACTTCCTTCATACTTCTCATTCTCTAAAATTATTATTTTCTGACCAAACCACTGTTCGCAATCTTTAAGAAATCTCATATTGTCTGGGTGTTCTTCTTTAACGTGGCAATAAGCAATCGTAATTGGTTCATTTTCTGCCAACATTAACTTAGTGGCTACAGCAGAAGCAGCTCCACAACTAAACCAAGACACAATTCTCTTATCTTTCATTCTATGTCCTTCTCTTCTTCAATTAAATCTACCATCTCACAAACACTTCCTGAACAAGCTAAAGTCTTCATACCTTTAGTAGTGTCTGAGAGTTCGTATTCTTCGATTCTAGCCCAGTTTACAGCCTTAGGCATAGCACGTCTTGCCTCATCATAAGTTTGTTTGTCACAGTCCTCATATGGAGCTTGTTGATATGTGTGGTCAGAGTGTGGTAAGAATGATACACCACTCACCTCATCGAAGTGTTCGTATACCCAAGCACCTACCTCCATCCACTCGTGTTCTTTGACACTGACAGTGACACTAGGTTTATGCTCACAGTAGTGTCTTTGATACATTAACCATAACTCTAGCTGTTGTATAGCTGTCTTATCATCTCTAAGTATTGCACCCTTCGGAGCTTTCATAGGGAATGTAAAGACTTGAACGCTATCAGGTTTCATTACATCAGGCTCGCAAGGTACACCCTCATCTTCCATCAACTGTGCTATAGGGTCTTTAACATCTGCTCTAACTCTCCTCAAGTAATAGTCACTATGTCTAGTATGAATACCACTAGCACTATCAACTAACTGACTTACTGTACCACTAGGTTTAATAGCAGTAGTAGCAGTAGCTTGATTGATACCTAACTTCTTCGACCATATCTTGTTGGTATGTATAGACATTAACTTACAAGTCTCTAATACATCTTCTAACTTGTCTGTTGGTTTGTTCGTCAAAGAGTTGTCCATGATACCAGTTAATGATACACCGAGCAGTGCCTCTTCCTCTGTGTTGTGTAACCACTTGGCACGTAGCCTACGTATGTTAGTTAGACTAGCTTGGAATGTTCCTAGTATAGTAGCTAACCTTATCTTCTCTACTATATCTACATCACTATCACCACTACGTACTACTACTTCAGTTAGGTTACAGAACTGTCCGTCCCTCAATATGATTTCACTACAAGGGTTACATCCAAACTGGTGGTTAGTATCTCTCCTACCAGTCTTTTCTACTTGTGTAACTGCAGCCTCCCTATTAAATATACCTCTCTCACCTGACTTACTTTCATATAATCCTAACCATTCAGACATGAATATTCCTATGTCAGGTTTCTCTGTATAACATACACTGTTGTTAGCTAGTGCCATCTCAGGTGTATCACTCCACCATTGACCTGACTTAGCATGCCTCATTCTTTCGTCTGTTAAATTAGATAAAGATATTAGTGCTGACCTACGTACACCACCAACTACTACTATCTCTGCTATCTTACACATCAGTCTATGACACTCATAGCTTGTCAGCTTACGACCCGATGCTCTCTTAAATAAATCTACAGAGAAATGGAACAGTTCGTTCAGAGGTTCAGGACCACTAGCCCTACCACCAAAGGTCTTAAGCCTTGCACCTTTAGGTCTGACATTAGACATATCCCATTGGGGTACACTACCCTTCCATATACTAGCTAGTAGTTCTTTGTATGCTTGTTGCCATCCTTCCTTACTATCAGTAACCTTAATGACCTTACCATTCTCTGTGAACATACCTGATATTTCAGGTAGTTTATTAATGTGTTGTCTCTCTACACTAAACCCTACACCAGTACCATGCATCAATACGTATAGACACTCATCAAATGCTTGAGGACTATCCACACTTAAGTAAGCACAGTTGTATCCTGCTATGTGGTTCTTCTCTAGGGCTGGACCTGCTGTCATCAGTGCTCTCATGCTAGGCATTATCTTTAAGTTAACTACTGCATTCTCTAGCTCTCTTCTAGTTGTAGGTGTCAGCTTATACTCTGTATTCTCTTCTAAATGTTTCTCCATGAAGTCAAAGTACCTACATACTGTCTCTTTCCAAGTCTCTCTTCTTTTCTTTTCAGGTAGCCACCTAGCATACCTACTTAATGCTATGAAGTTCTGATAGTCTGTTGGTAATTGGTTCATTCTTTTACTCCTCTCTTTTTTTGTTCTTTCTTTTTGTTTAAGAATACTTTAGTATGCCATATCCTATCATACCTTAAAGCATATTTCAGTTTGTTTATTAGAGGATGTTGTTTCTTCTTCATTAGTCCTCCATTGGTGCTATCTGTATGTCCAACATCTCCACTCCACTCTCCATGTAAGCTTTGTATGTTAGTCTTCCCTCATGGTGCATGAGTATAGTATCTAATACCGCAGCCTCATATCTTTTCTCACCATGTCGGTACATGAACCAACCACCTAGTACCACCAAGCATAGGTTAAACAGTATGTATATATCAAATGTATTCATTATCGCTCCTCATAATATTCTTCAAATCTTTCTCGTTTAGCCCAAAGTCTTTTCTCAAACAAGTCAAGCAGTTCTTCAGGCTCTATCTCTAACTCATCACAAATCAAACAAACGTCATAGTTCTGAGCTACTCTCTGTTTGAGTTCGTTAAGCGTTATCATTAGAAGTTTCCTCTTATATTATCTACATAATAGGATGTAAAATTTCCTTTTGTTTCTTCACTTATAGCACTATAACAATTTTCTTTGTGTCCACAAAATGCACATACCATATTAAGTCTTTCTCTTCCATCCTTTCCGAAAGTAGTGGCTTTGGCTACACGCATAGGTGGTTCATCTTTATTCATCTTATCTTTTAATTGTGAAATATGCTTATCAACATCCTGTTCCAGTTCTTGTTCACAAAGTTTAAGAGTTGACTTGTTTTTATTGAAAGCTAAGAAGTATCCTTTTTCCCTATCTTCTGTCTTACCATACCCACTGAGTTGTTTTATATATCCAAACGAGTCATCCTTTATTCCATCATCTTTAAATTTATTTTTAAAGCTCCAGTCACTGGCAGTCTTAACATCAACTAACTCACCATCAATGATGCAGTCCTGTGCACCATTAACACCTTCAACAGTATGCTTACCTTGTTTTCCTTCCACTGTATGTCCTGCTAACTCAACAAGCCCAAGTAAAACTGCTTCCATTATATGTCCCTGTAAGAATGTTAAGAACACATCTCCTTTTATTGGTTCTGAAGTATATCCTTTAATCCCATACCACTGTGCTCTCTCACACCTACCTATACCTGACATTCTCAGTCCTGTACTTTCTTCTCTAGGTGTAAGTGCATTTACTACAGACTCACTTACTTCCTCACCTATAGTCTTTGCTATCTTGTTTAAGTCTCCTGTATGTTCTCTTTTTTCCATTAGATTATATACATCTTGTACTACTGTATTAATGTTTTTCATTTTCTACCTCCATTATTAACTTATTTATATACCATCTTGCTTTCTTTACATCTTCTAAACCGTTTTTATATTTATATCTAGTTATGTATTTTATCACATTACCCTCTAAGTAGTTAAACTTTTGGTCTAATATAAAGAGGGTTTACATTATCAGTGTGTTTCATCCCAACTTCTCCCTATTTTATACTCGCCATCTATTGGGCAACGTAAATTGTAATAATCTGTAGTGTCTCTCATTGCTGACACCACCTGCTTGCCTATTTGTATTGCATGTTCAGGCAAACATTCTATTTGTATTTCATCATGTATAACACCTAGTTGTTTATAAGGTAACGTACATTTCTCATGGAATATAACCCAAGCTCTTTTAGCTACTACCGCACCTGCACTCTGTAATAAGAAATTCAATGCAGAATGCTTAGAGACTACCAAAATCTTACGACCATCTAACCCCTTTAGGTACCCCCTATCTGCAGCCTTTTCTACCAACCTACGCAATTCTCGTAACGCTGGGGTATTATCAAGGAATTTTTTCTTTATTCTTCTGCCTACTTGTGTACTACCACCTACAATATTACCTATTAATTTATCACCACCACCATATAGGTATGCATAGATAAATCTCTTGGCTTCACTTCTAGTCTTAAGTCCTGCTGACTTTTGGTTCTTTGTATGTATGTCACCAGTCAATATCTCATTAATATAGTCCTCATCTTTCATGTAGTGTGCTAGACATCTTAACTCTAGTCCACTGAGGTCAGCACCTACTATGACCTTGCCAGTAGGTACTGTAAATAAACTACGCATTTCTGTTCCATACTCTTTATCACTAGCAACAACCTGTTGTAGATTAGGAGCACTACTAGACATTCTGTTTGTTACAGTTCCTATAGTATGTACCCTTGCATGTATGCAGTGTGTCTGCTCATTATATGCATCTAACCAAGACTCTAACATACTTCTACGTTTCTGTAACATTAAATACCTAGCAATAAGTTTAGCCTCTGGTATTTCTACATTTTCTAGTATAGTCTCATCAACTTTAACATTACCTTTATCAGTAAATACTCTAGGCTCCCATCCAAAGTTCATTAGGTACTTGGCAATCTGTTGTCTACTTCCTAAATTAAATTCATCAAAAGTATTGTAGCCCCACTTACCATCAGCAGTCCAGTGACAACCTTTATCCAGTTGGTTCTTATAACGTACACTTCTACTCCCTGAATCATTGTACTTACTAGCCTTGTTGACTTCGTGAAACACAGGTAGTGGTTTAAAAACTTCCCTAACTTCTGACTCAACCTCTGTAATATCACCTGATATTTTTTGTAGTAGTCTAATAGCCCCATCCTCATTAAAATACCAACCATCCTTTTCTTGTTCACTACAATACTCCTTTATTTTATATTCTAATTCAATAGCATCACGACTAAAACTTGAAAGGTTAAAATGATTATATAATTTAGTAGTTATTTCAACATCTCTGATACAATATTTTAACATTTCTTTACTATAAACAGACCAATCTGTGTGGTCTCCTTTAGGAAACCCAAGCCTCTCACCCCAACTAGCTAGTGAATGTCCTTTATCTATCCTTGGATTATCTAATTGACTGATTATTAGAGTGTCTTCTATTTTAACTGTGTCAAAACTTGTTCCTAATAGTTTCTTTAATACTGGTATATCAAAACCAATACCATTATGAAACACTAGGGTGTCTATTTTATTTACCCAGTCATTAAAGTATTCACTACCTCCTTCCATGTCATAGTGTATGTAGTCAGGATATGTGAACACTAATTTTTCTTTTGTCCTCACATCCTGTGCTACTATACACCACACCTTGGTAGGATTCAGCCCATCTGTTTCTATATCACAACTAAAAATCGCCATTGATATCTGCCTCCCTTATTCCAGGTGATACTCCCTTCTCTAGTCTTCCTTCTAATGGATTGTAATAAGTCCATCCACCTTCACCTGTTTGTCCAGTCCTCCTAAGTTTAGGAACCCTTATCCTAGTAGCATTCCTTTCATACTCATCCTCTGCCAACTTATCCCTAGAGAATAGTATATTGTTATGGCATGCTTGTGGTATAGCACCACTACCCTTAACATCATACTCACTAATCTTGTGAGGGTGACTACCATCATCAGGCTTACGTGTATGTGTACTCAATATCACACAAGCCTTGGTCTCCTTACATAACTTAATGAACCTATCCATTACCTCTTCGATATTCTCATTGGATAAGTTCTTAATTGCTGTATGTAATGGGTCAACAAGTATGACAGTACAGCCCATGCCTTTAATAAAGTACCTAATCTTGGCAAACATCTCTTCAATTTCAATACTTCCTCCTCCATCATCATGTAATTGTACCGTACTACCTAATCCCACCTCTTTAGCATCCATCATTATGTCTTCCACATCTAAGTCCTTGGGAGTCACAAGAGATAAGTTAACTCCTTTATGTACAGATACAATCTTTCTAACTGTCTCATCAAGACTGTCTTCTACCATAAAGCAACCTATCTTTTCATCAGTCTTCATGGCAAAGTGGTATATCAATTCATTAAGAATAGTTGTCTTGCCTATACTGGTGTGTGCAATTATGCTCGTTAATTCACCTCTCGCTAGTCCACCCCTTGTCATCTCATTTAAGTTACCAAAAGATTCAGGTAATGGTATGAGTTCGGTATTCCTATACCCTAACAAGGCTTCATACATGTCTGCTACGGTTGCAACACCACTAACTGTATATGGTTTAGCATCCCACCAAGCATCTCCAAATAGTTTGGTTTGCTTATTAGATAAATAATCTGATGCATCTTTGTAATCAGGTAATGTAACAACCTGCACTTTATTTGGTCCTAATATTGGTGATACTTTTTTAGCTGCTAGTCTTCCTGCTTCATCATTATCAAAACATAATACCACGGTTTCAAAACTATCAAGCCATTCTAGGTTTGCCTTTATATTCTCTACACAATTAGAACCATTGTTTACACTAACTACAGGATAACGACTACCTAACATCTCATAACATGCTAGTGCATCTAGTTCTCCCTCGGTTACTGTTACAAATCTTCCACCCTTCTTAAATAAATGTTGTCCAAACAATGGATTATTGGCACTGGTGTCTCCAACCCCAAAGAATTTCTTATCTTTAACTATACGAGTCTTTAGTCCTATTAAAGAACCTTTAGAGCTGTAATAGGGGTAGTGATGTTTAACCACATCACCTGCTTGATTTAATACAGCCTTTACTCCATACTTTTCTAATGTTTCTGCTCTTATGTTCCTGTCTGTGAGGAACACAGCTTCTCCTTTATATTCTTCATGTACTTCTGCATGTGATAGGCTGTGATTACTTATAGTACCATCACCTGATACATTATAACCACAGGAAAAACAATTCTTTCCTCCATCTTCATACAAAATAAGATTGTCTTGGGATTTATCCCTTCCATTCTTTGCACATTCAGGGCATTGAGTATGCCCAATCTTCTTACTGTTACTCATTTAATAACCTCCATATCCCATAGATTAGAAGAGCCACCCGAAGGTGACTCTCAATGTTAATCAAACAACAACACTAGAACGCACCAGCTTCATCTAATTCACCTGCTTCTTCATTCTTTTGTAGTAGTTTAATCTTATCTACATAAGCATACTGTGAATAGTCTCCTTTACCTGCTTTGGCAACAACTCTAACCAAGTCACCAAACTGTGACAATTCACTAGCAGGGATACGCTCCCCATCAGCATCAAATACTGGAGGTTGTCCGAAGTCTAGCTTACGACTCATACTTACCTGAGGCTCACCGTTATATTCCTTCAGGTTTACACCTGCTTTCTTAAATATCTCGGCATTCTTCTTGTCAAGTGTGAGAGTAATCTTATACTTCTCCGTTCCTTTATAATTATCGGGGTAAGCAATATGCACAAACCCTGATATACCTTCAGCCACAATAGCTTTACTTATATTAGCCATTCTTTATCTCCTTATCTCACCAGTAATAAAAGACATACTAAAAAATACTGGTACTTCTCTAGTATGTAACCAAGTAATCTAAGTATACATTATTCATTATTATTAATAACAATAATAGTATATCTAGTTGTTACTTAAGTATTCTAAGGTCATAGTATATCATACAATTAATATGTATGTTATATTAAATTACCTTGGTCATCTATAGCCTCATCTAATAGAGAGTCTATTATGTCTTCTCTCTCTTTGGCAAGTCTTTTGAGATTTTGAATACCTAAATTCACCCTTACCTCTTCTTTCTTTATGCTACGATTAACACGTACTAAATCATTTTTTAATTTTAATATCCAGTCAAACGTCTCTTGTTCTTGTATATTCTTTACCATAATTATTCTCCTTTACTGGTTTTATTTTTCTTTTCTTTTGCTCGTGCACGGTATATTTTTCTAGCTTCCTTTCTTTCTTCGTCTGTATTATATTTCTTTGGTCTGCCTGGAGACCCAGAAAAGTGCCTATCTTCCCATCTTTTATAAGGCACAGCCTTACCATCTTTATTTAATACTTTAGGAGGAAAGTTTTCACCTGCATTATTTCTAACTAACACACCATTTTGATAGGGTGGGTTAATAGGTATACCTAAATAATGCTCTCCATATATTTTATTTTCTGCCATTCTTTATCTCCTCATACTCCTTGATTAGTTTATAAATATGGTTACCTATACCTATGATACTGTCATCATCTATGACCTCAGACGCACGAGGTTTGATTTCCTCGGTACTTTCCATCATACCCTGTACCTTACCCTCAACTGCATCATTCAACGCCTTATTCGGCATATCTATTTTAATTTTATCAACCAAACTTTTCATCATACCTCCTTATAAATTTTAATAATCTAGTTATCCAACTAGTACCTTGAGGTATAGGCTTCTTTGGTTCTTCTATACCTATACCTCGTTCTGAAGTCCACTTTACTTTATCCACCGAGGTACTCCCTTGCTTCCTTGAGTTCCTCATACTGCTCCTCGTCTATCCAATCCACGCTGAACTGAAAGTTCTCCCACCTATGGCAGAACCTCACCACATTATCATCATCAAAAAGTAATGTGTATCCTACATGGTCATCAGCACATGCTTCGACAAAGTCTAATGCACATATAAAACCTTCAGTGTATCCATGAAAGAAACCTAGCACAAAGTTTTGGTGCTTCTCTTTCCAACTTGCTACTGCTCCGTCTATCATAATTACCTCCTGTTATTAATTCCCTATACTTTTTAACCAAGCATCCATCTCACTTGGGGTGTCATCAGGTATAGACACATTACAATCCCAAGGATTACCTTGCACATTAACTACCTTGTAATCCCTTTCATTACCACGCACTACACTATGCTCTATCTTGTATTCATCTGTCTTACTATATGAATACCAATAGTCCATAACATCATGCTCACATGGATGCCTCATAGTTGCACACCCATAACACTTACATTTACTCATCTTTTATTCTCCTTGTTATAAAATTATCACGTTCAAGGTGGTGCTCATCTTGTTCCAATGGTTCACCACAACAGTTATCCCAACAATTCGGACACCTATCGGGCATCTCATCGAACATTGGTTCACCACAACACTCACTTACTAACTCATTAGTATACAGTATTTCTGTCATATTACTACTCCTTATCTTATTATACATTTGACATGGAACTCACTTACCATATCTCCATTAGTCAGAGCCTTATTGCCTATATTACCTGCAACATAATCACACCAACTATCCCACCAATAAGCAGTACCTTTTTTCTGTGTAAATTTTATATACTTACTTATCTTTTTAATCTTTGTATCTTTTTTTAATCCTTTAGATAGGCTCACATCAGCAGGTTTCATGCCTAATCTTTTTAGATTATGACTATCCAAACATGCCACATTAAATCCTAACATCTGCAATACAAAACCTGCTTTGACCATACCTAAATTAGGTACTTCAGTTAGCATATACATTAATTCTGTTATTGCCCCTACGTCATTAGTTTTATCCTTTAATCTAACAATAGTTTTATATAACTTATCCTTATTGGCTATTGTATACTCTAAAGATTTTCTTTTGTTACCCCATAATGCAATAGATTGTAATCCTTTATTATCTATGTCTAGCATTTGTTTGTAACAACTGCTCAATGGTTGTTGAATTGTGCATTGTGTAAACTGCATTATCCTAACTAATCCATCAGCATTCTTTAAACCATGACGCTTAATTATATAAGCATCTCTTTTATACATAATCGCTCCTATTTATCATTAACTAATTTATAAAAGAGTTTATCTATTTCTCTATCGGTCTTTAATGTCATATGTTTAATCAATCCATCCCAATAGAATTTTCTTTTATGACTGGCAATTCCTAATAATGCTTCATGCACTAGGAAATTAATCTTATCTTCCTTTGTTTCTTGTTGTACTTCTTTTTTATCCATTATATACCTCACTTATTTAAATTTAAAATCAAGACAATGTCTTGCTATTTTTGGTTATCCATTATATTTAACCAACAATTTTAAAAAATATGTATATTAACACTTTATAAGTACCAATATACCATAATTTCTAGGCACAACAACTGCCCCTATTTCTAGGGGCTTTGTCTTATGCTGCTAATCTTTCTTTTTCTTCATATGCTGCTGCCAGTATCTCATTTTCTTCTATCATCTTGCTGACAAATTCCTGTCTTGTTACTAAATTTTCAGGACTTGCATATTTTTCAAACATCGCTTCATACTTTGAAAGCCAATTAGTAAGGGCATCTTGACCACCAGATTTAACATATGGTGCACTGATGGAGCATTTCTCGCCTTTCTTATTTACATGCAATGTAAGTTTGTCAATATTAAGTACTTTGCATGCTCTTTCAATCTGTTTTTTTAGAGAGCCATTTGATAAGGCTTTAACCTCTTTCAAATCAGTGGCAAGTGTAACTAGTCTCTCAATGCCCTCAGGAGTTGCCATCCTATCTGTTATGTCTTGTTGTCTTGAAACTCCGTCATTTTTCTCTTTCAAAAAACTTATATATAATTCATTATCTGTCATTTTATTACCTCATATTAAGTTAAAAAATCAGGACAATGTCTTACTTTTTCCTCATCAAGACAAAGTCCTGATGTTTGAATCAATCTTGTTACTTGATTGATGTAAACATTATCGCATAGATTGATATAAATGTCAAGCCCCTACTATATAAGGGCTAAAAGCAGGACATTGTCTTGATATTGACCTAATATTCCCATTAGAATATAGTAATACAATGATATACTAATGCTCTAATATTATAAAACAATTATATAAATAACTATTAATATTAGGATATAACAATACACTAATACAACTGTATAATGATTTAATAATACAAAGATATAACTATATAATAATGTCCTAATATAAATATACATAAGCATACTCTAATATAATAATAAAGTAATACAATGACACCCTAATATAACCGAGTCATAATATAAGGAATAATTAATATGAGGTATTACTAATATAACCATCCCCTAATACAAGGTACTCATAATATAATCAAGGTATAATATAAGAATGTCCTAATATAGCCACCCCTACCCACCCTTTCGTGGAAAAAATAAAAAAAGTCGAACCATCCCATAAATAAAATTTAGTATTTTTGGTTTCGGACCTAAGAAATGTGTAGATTACTTCTACATAGTTTAGACATTTATGGTATAATATGTATATTATTTATTATATACTTAGATTAACTAGAATTAACTAGAGTCAGCATTATTAATCATCAATAAAAGTTAAATGCAAAACCTAGGAAATCTAGGAATACTAAGTATATATATATTATGTTACATTTATTATTACCAATTAATGATGTTTACTGTATAATATAATATATTATATTACTATATGAATTAATTATGAGTATAAAAAGTCCTGGTAAGAATTTGAGTACAATAGTATCCAAAGAAGAAGAAAATAACTTAGTAAAAGAATTGAAAGAAGATGCTAAATTCAAGGCTGCTTCCGTTACTGGCAAGAAACCTTCCGATGTAACAGTTACCATAAAGAAAACAAAAGGAGAAGGCTACGGAAAAGTTAGTAGAGCTGCTGGTGGAAAGGTTAGTAGAAGACCTAAAGGAAAAACATATTCACCTACTGATGATGACTACGGTAAAGTAGAGGAAATGGTTATTATTGGGTTAGACCAGCACACAATAAGTAAGATTATGGGGATTTCAAACACAACCTTACTTAAATACTATAAGCATACATTAGAAACTGCTAGAGAACAAAGAACTGCTAGGGTGGCAGGTGTGGCATACGAGATGGCAATGTCTGGAGAGAGTGCAGCAATGACTACATTCTGGTTAAAGACACAGGCAGGATGGACACCTAAGCAACATATTGTACATGAAGACAGAAACTTTGACGTTAGCTGGTCTGCTGATGAAGAAGACATAGCAGATGCTAATAGAAGGAAAGACGAAAAGGTACATTAAGGAGTTAAATGGGAGAGGAGAAACGTAAGGGCGTAGTAATACCCTATACGCCTAGAGAATTACAAGCTAAATTACATATAGAGTTAGCTAGGTTTAATGTAGTTGTCTGCCATAGGAGATTTGGTAAAACTGTATTTGCTATTAATCAAATGATTAAGTCAGCAGTAGAGGATTTACAAACTGGTAAGAAAGCACCTAGATATGCTTACTTAGCTCCTTTATTTAAGCAGGCGAAGACTGTAGCTTGGGATGAATTAAAGAGATTGTTAATAGATTTTCCTGATATAAAGTTCAATGAGGCTGAATTAAGAGCTGACTTTATGGGTGCCAGGATACAGTTATATGGGGCAGATAATCCAGATACTCTGAGGGGAATTTACCTCGATGGGGTTATTTTTGATGAGTATGCCCAGATGAACCCTAAGATGTACTCAGAGGTTATAAGACCAGCACTATCAGATAGAAAAGGATGGGCAGTCTTTATTGGTACACCCAAGGGGAAGAATGAGTTTTATGACTTATATCATTCTACTAATGACAAAAAGGGTTGGAAGAGATTTTTATTTAAAGCTAGTGAAACGGGGATATTAGATGATGAGGAGTTGGAACTCGCTAAGCAAGATATGGCGGATACGGAGTTTGAACAAGAGTATGAGTGTTCTTGGTCTGCTGCACTTAGAGGTGCATATTATGCTAAGGAGATTGAAGCAGCGTATGATGAGGGTAGGGTTGGTAAGGTTCCTTATGACCCATCTAAACAAGTAGTAACTGCTTGGGACCTTGGGGTCTCTGATAGCACCAGTATATGGTTTGCACAGTATGATGGTAAAGCTATAAATATTATAGATTATTATGAGAGTAGTGGCGAAGGATTACCACACTACATAGATGTATTAAACCACAAAGAGTATAGGTATGGTGCACATATTGCCCCACACGATATAGTGGTAAGGGAATTTTCTACAGGTAAAAGTAGAAAGGACCTAGCCTTTAGTTTAGGTATAGACTTCCAGGTTGCACCAAAGTTAAAGGTTATGGATGGTATTGATGCTGTCAGAACTACATTAAATAAATGTTGGTTTGATGAGTTAAAAACCAAGAAGGGCTTAGAAGCATTACTACAGTATAGAAGTAGTTATGATGATAAGAAGAAGATATGGAGCCAGAAGCCTGTCCATGATTGGACCTCACATGCTAGTGATGCTTTCAGGTATCTATGTGTAACAGAACCAGTATTTACAGGGAACGAAAGTGTCTGGTCAAGGGATTTACCTAAGCAAGATTTATCTTGGGTAGTATAGGAGAACATATGAACATAAACCCACAGTGGTTAATAAACAAAATTGAAGAATTACATAAGGATGTTAAGGACTTAAAGGAAATAATTAAAACAGTCCCTACCCCTAAAGAAGAAACAAAATATCCTATTAACAAAAAGAAATAGGATTACACCGAGATTGCTCAATTAAGAGAATCTCATTTTTAAACCTCGCTTAATAAAAGGAGAATAAGTATGAAAGACTTAACAATGTTTGACCCATTTAAAAATTTAACGGTAGGCTTCGATGATGTATTTGAACAACTCAGCGACCTTACACGTTTTGAATTACCAAAATATCCACCATATAATATAAAAAAGACAGAAGGCAACAAGTACCAACTTGAGATGGCATTAGCTGGTTTCAATAAAGTTGACTTAGATGTGGAAGTTAAAGACAACACTCTAAAAATTTCTGGAAATACCTCTGATGAAGAGGAAGGTGGTTTTGTTTATAAAGGTATAGCACAAAGAGCATTCACAAGACAGTGGGCTTTAGTTGATTACCTTAAAGTATTTAACGCTAAGTTCAAGGATGGAGTTCTTACAGTAGATATGGAACTAGACCAGCCTGAAAGTAAAGTAAAGAAAGTAAAGATTAAGTAGTATGTATGTTTGCTATATTACTTACTGTAGCTTTACTCCTTGCGGTGTTAGCTAGATAAAATCATAGCCCCTCTAACGAGGGGTTACACGGAATAATTTATGGCAAAAATGACAAAGAGTGAACTATCACAACATGTAGAGCATGAGATACAAAGTGCACTAGGATATGGTGATGGTAAGTTAACCCAACAAAGGACCGATGCCTTAGATAGGTACTATGGTAAGAAGTATGGTAACGAGCAAGAAGGTCGCTCCCAGATTGTCACAAGAGATGTAGCTGATGTAATAGAATGGATTATGCCTAGCCTAATGAAGATATTTACAGGCGGGGATAAGGTAGTTCAGTTTGAACCACAAGGTCCTGAAGATGTGGATATGGCTAAACAAGCTACAAGCTATACTAATTATGTAATAATGAGACAGAACCCTGGGTTTAATATTATATACTCTTGGTTCAAGGACGCACTACTACAAAAGAATGGTGTAGTCAAACACTACTGGGATGATACGACATCGGTCAGTAGAGAAGAATATAAGAATTTAACAGAGGAAGAGTTTACTTCCTTTTTAATAGATGATGATGTAGAAATAATAGAGCATACTGCCACTGGCGGTGCTACAGAGATAGAGCAGGATGGCATGATGATGCAAGATGTCCAGCCTGTACTACACGATATTGTCATCAAAAGAACAAACGAGAGTGGACAGGTAAGAATAGAACCTGTACCACCAGAAGAATTTTTAATTAATAAATATGCTAAAGATATTAATGATGCTCGTTTTGTAGGACATAGAGTTAAGAAGACTAAGTCAGAATTAACAAGCCAAGGCTATTCAAAGACTAAAATAGAAAGAGCATTCTCTGCTGAGGAAGCTGAATGGAAGTCTGAGAGATTAGCAAGGTTTGATTATGACCAAGATAGTTCTTATCCTACAGGAGACATTGATGATGGTATTTGGGTAACTGAGTGCTACGTCAGAGTAGACTTTGATAATGATGGCATTGACGAATTAAGAAAAATAACGAAGGTTGGAGACGAACTGTTAGACAATGAGGCTGTGGATAGTGTTCCCTTCTCCTCCCTTACACCTATACCTATGCCTCATAAATTTTACGGTCTGAGTATTTATGACTTAATCTCCGACCTTCAACTAATTAAGACTACCTTAATGCGTAACTTGTTAGATAATATGTATCTAACAAATAATGGGCGATATGAAGTAGTCGAGGGTCAAGCTAACTTAGATGACCTAATGACAAGCAGACCAGGAGGAATTGTACGTGTACGAACTCCAGGTGCTGTTAGTCCTTTAGCAACACCACAACTAGACCAAAACTCTTTCAATATGCTAGGGTACTTAGATAGTATTAGAGAAGAAAGAACTGGTGTAAATAAGAACTCTATGGGTTTAAATGATGGGGCTTTAAAGTCTCACCAAACAGCAACAGGTGTTGCACAAGTAATGACCGCAGCTCAACAAAAGATTGAGTTAATAGCTAGAGTATTTGCTGAAACAGGAATGAAAGACTTAGCCAACAATGTCTACCAACTAGTACAGAAGTTTGAAAGTCCTGAGAAATTAGTTAGATTAAATAACGAATGGGTTACACTATATCCTGCTGAATGGAAAGAGAAACTAGACTGTACTGCACAGGTAGGTTTAGGTTTTGGTAATAAGGATATGAACCTAATGCATTTAGGACAACTAGCTCAAACAATGCAAATGATTGCACAACACCCTGCAGCAGGTATGATGATTAAACCTAAGAATGTTTATAATCTAGTAGCTGAGCAGATAAAGTCTATGGGTATGAAGAATGTTAATGACTTCATTACAGACCCAGGAGACCAGCCTATACCTCAACAACAAGGACCTAGTCCTGAAGAGCAGGCTAAGCAAATGGAAGCACAGCTTAAAGCGGAAGAGTTAAAGATTAAGATGCAGAAGATACAGACTGAAAGCCAACTTAAACAACAAGAGATGGAGCTTGATGCACAACTACAGCAACAAGAACTAACTCTTAAAGCACAAGAGGCTGAGGTTAATATGCAGATTAAGGCACAAGAACTAGAGCTTAAGAAAGCAGACTTAGCTCTTAAACAACAAGAATTAATACTAGAGAGGGAACAAGGAAGACCAGTCGCTATTGGTCCAACATAAGGAGAGGTAATGGGGAAAGGGAAGGAGATTAAGAGAGGTCAGGATGCTGAGCGTCTGATAAATGACCCTCTATATAAAGAAGCATTTGATACGACAAAGAACTTATTAATACAGTTAATGTTACAAACTGATATTAGTGAAGAGACTGAGAGAGACAGAATTTATATGACCATTAAGTCTTTAGAGTTAGTGGAACAACATATCAAATCTGTTCTTGAAACAGGACAACTTGCCGAGAAGGGGCAAGAATATTTTAACTAAAGGAAGGAGAAGACATGGATTCTGCAGAGAATAACCAAGAAGTAAACACAATTCCAGAAAGAGCTGGACAAGATTCTGCTGAAAATGCAGCAAATAAAATCCTTAATATGTGGGAATCAGAAGACCAACCTACAGACGAGGAAACCGAAACTACTGTTGACGAGGAAGTAGTTGAGGAAGAAGAGTCAGTTGAAGACGAAACCGAAGAGGTCTCTGAAGAAGAGCAAGCCGAAGAGGAAGTAGTAGAAGATGAAGAAACTGAAGAAGTTGACGAAGAGGAAACAGAAGAGGAAGTACCAGATACATACAGAGTTAAAGTAGATGGTGAAGAATATGATGTTAACCTTGACGAACTGAAGAGTGGATACCAAAGACAAGCTGACTATACTCGTAAGTCCCAAGCATTAGCTGAGAAGCGTAAAGAAAATCAAGTAATTGAAACTGAACGTGCCAGGCTATATGAAGAAAGACAACTGTATGCTAACGGTTTAAACATGTTGCAAGAGCAACAACAAGCCAAGCTATCAGAATTTAATGAAGTAGATTGGAACACCTTGAAAGAGGAAGACCCTTATGCTTACATGCTAAAGAAAGATGAATACCGAGATGCTCAAGATAGGTTAAGTAATGCTGAACAACAACAACAAATTGTACAGCACCAACAAGCAGAACAAGCAGGTCAGGCACGAGCACACTTTGTGCAGGACCAATATGCTAAACTGATTGAAGCCTTACCTGAGTGGGCAGATAAAAAATCTTCTGTTAAGTCTGATGTACGTAAGTACGCACAAGATGTTGGTTTCCTTCCTGAGGAAATAGAACAACTAGCAGACCATAGAAGTGTTCTTATACTTAAGAAAGCTATGGAGTTTGATAAGATTACAGACAAGGTAGCACCTAAGAAAAAGAAAGTTAAGAAGGTCCCTAAGGTACAGAAGTCTGGAAGAGGCAAAGTTAAATCTGAGGCAGCTAATGAAGCAGCCAAGAAAAAGCGTACAAGGTTAAGGAAGTCTGGTCATCAAGATGATGCAGCTTCCATATTTTATGATATGCTATAGTATAGGTTTACTGTAGCTAAAATATAAGGAAAAATAAAAATGGCTACAAATTTTAATACATATGATGCCCAGGCAATCCGTGAGGATTTATCTGATGTCATATATGATATAAGCCCAACGGATACTCCCTTTCTATCTAGTATAACGAAGAAGGGAAGTGTCTCTAATACTTACTTTGAGTGGCAGACCGATGCACTAACGGCAGCCTCTGGCTCCAATGCTGTGGTTGAAGGTGCAGCAGTTGGAACAGCAGCTACTACTGCAACTACTCGTCTTGGAAACTATACACAAATTTCTAAGAAGGTTGTTGAAGTAACTGGTACTCAGGACAAAGTTAACAATGCAGGTAAGAAGTCAGAAATGGCACACCAACTAGCTAAAGCTTCTAAA